CATGGGCTGCACCGTGGAACAGGTGCGCGACTACCTGGAGCGGCGCGGCGTGCTGCGCATGGCCGCCGGGGTGCGCGAGGCAGGGCTGCGGGCCGCCCGCATCGTGGCCAACATGCTCAACTTCAGCCGCCGCAGCACCTCGTCGCACATGGAATGCGACATCGGCGCGCTGGTGGCCACCGCCGTGGACCTTGCCGCCAACGACTACAGCTTTCGCAAGAACCACGACTTCCGCAGGCTGCGTGTGGATGTTGAAGCGCGCCGCGATAAGCGCGCCGATTTCTGTGATATAACACAATGGCCATGCTAGTTTCATAATACGGAACGAAATTCAAGAGCGCCCGGATTCACCCGGGCGCTCTGGTCGCTTCTGTCGGGGGAAAGGGCTGAGACGAGGGTGGCTACCTGCTGCTAATGCCGGATGAACGAGTGCGTAAGAGCGTTGACCGTGTAGTCCACGGTTATAAACGATCCGGGGTTATCGTAGCACCTCACTCTATACGCAAAGTCGCCTCGGGGCCACACGTTGACCACCTCCGCGCAATCAGTCACCCCGGACTTTTTCAACAGCTGCCGTGCCTGATCCCTTGTCATGTCCTGGGCCTCTGGCATTGGCTTCGTCGCGGCGGTAAATTCCAGCGCGGCAACCAGAACAAAGGCCAGGGCGGCGAGCAACGCGTGTTTGCGTGAAATGGATTTGGGCATGACGTCCTCCATCACTGGACTTTACCAAGCCGGGGCAAAGCTCGCAATGCTACGGCATCTTCGGGAAGTAGTTCACCCACGACATGGCGCCGTTACCGTTCACGTCGAAGAAGGATGTATATCGTCCCGTCTCGCTCCAGTGGCACCCATCCGCCCTTGCGCGCCGGTCAGAGCCGTTATGCAGATCGTCGTTCGGGCCGCTGGTAATCCCGGTGGATTCAATGACCTGTTGCTGCGCAGCGATGATGGCCAAGCGCAACGTCTCTGAGCAGAAGGTCTGATAGCAGCCCAAACCCAACACGATTCTGCCGGAATAGCCAGCCCTGCGAACGCCGTCGATGAAACGCGCGGTGTCCGCTGCAAAACGCGCTGCGGCGACCACAGGGGACTTTCCGCTGATCTCCGCGCCGATCCTGTCGCCGTGGCCAATAACATGGACCCAATCGGTGGGGCACAACCCCATAGAGTCCAGTAGATTCAGAGCGATCACAGCGCGCTGGAACAAGGGGGTACCGGGCACCCACATGGCTGCAGGCGTACCACCAATGTTCAGTCCGCAAACCAAGGTTCGCGCGTTGTGCCCAAGCCCGCAGAGAGAGCGTCCCCATAGATCGAGTACACTGAGTCGCTGCGGGTACTGGTCGGCAGGCTTATGTTCGCCTTGATCCATGTTCGACACTGGGCCGCCGTCGCACTGTCGGACGATCCCATCGAAAATATTCAATTCGTAGCAGGGATTGTATGGATTAAACAACGCGGGTGGCACGTCGCTCCAGTTGCCCAGCATGGACTGGCCCGTTGAGACGATAATCCGAGTGCGAGGTTGCAGAAAAATCGCCGGATCAATCGGCGCGCGCCCGCGAGGGTCATTAACCTCCCCGGAGGGGATGGCAAGTTGGATTGTCATAGCTAGTCCTCCATTATGTGGGGTAGCTGACCACGATGGCCAGCACGGCGGCCACCGGGTCGGCGTCGGCCTGTGCGGCCAGCAGTACCTGTTCCAATTCCACCCGGCGGGCGGTCAGCCGCTCCACAAGGTATTCCAGCCCTTCGGGGTCCGTGACGGCCATCAGGGCGGACCCCACGGCCACCCCGGTGGCTGTGGCCTCCGCCCCGGCAAGAACGCCCGCAAGGGCAGTGTCGTACCCGGTACGGATTTCGCGCGCCTTGTATGCCGCCACGTTTTCTGGTGAAGGCACCGGGGCGCTGGTGCTCCAGCCATCTGGAAGCGGTCCCAGCCCGACAATGGTGTGGGCTTGGCCATCGGGCTTCCACCCCTGCTCGCCACGATGGTCTTCGGCGTATTCCCAACTATCGGCCTGCACGGTGAGCACGCGGGCAAACCCCATGCGCGTCTCGGGCAAGGGCACTGCTTCTGCCGCAACAGCATCGGCAGGCAGCGCCACCCAGGCGTGGGGTGGCGTCCAGTCCTCTGTCAGCTGGTACTCTCGGGTATCGCGATCATATCTGTGGATGCGCATATTGATTTCCTCCTTGGCTAGACCAACACGATGAACATCGTTGCGACGCTGCGGACTCTCACGTCCCCGCTCGTAATGCTGGCGGTGGCCGTCGGCGTGTTGCTGTTCGCCGTGCTGCTCGTAACAGAGCTCGTATTTTCAAGATTCGAAATCGGCTGGATAATCCCTGCGCCCACCACGCCCCCAGAATACAGCGTGCCGTTCGACATATTGGTGCCCCCCTGCGCACTGCCCAACACACGCCCGGCATCCACGCCCCGTCCGTGGTCCCAACCGCGCGGGAACTCCGCCCGCCTGTCCTGGAGCTTGATGTAACCGCCAGCCGCGTCGCGGGTTCCGCCAGCGGTGCACCGGTACCACACTGGTGCCGTGGCGTTGGCCCCCGCGCCAGGCCATTTGCGCAGCAGCCGAGGGTACGTGGTCAGAGAGATGATCGAGCCGTTCAGTTCCAGCCCCAGCGGCTTGCCATCGGCCAACGTCGGAATGGCGGCGGCTTCCCACTCCACGATGGTGCCCCCCAGCATGTCGCGCGTGGTGGCCACGGGATCGATGGCCGAGGCTGCGATGGCCGCTGCGATCATGCCTTCAATTGCGTCCCGCAGCTGCCCCAGGTTTTCCTCATTCGGAGTCAACCCAGCGCCGGTGATGACGGCCAGTATCTCGCGCTGGGGGTGTTCGATGGCCTCGGCGGCCACCGGGCTGCCTTCGACACCGGCAGCCAGGTTCTCGGTGATGTACGGGGCGTTCGGGTCGGTCGCCCCGATGGGGGGAACGTATTTCATATGGATGCCTCCTCGTAGGCGATGACAAGGTCCAGGTGCGCGGGGTTCAAGCGGCGCAGCAGGCATTCCAGGTCGGTGGCACGCACGATGCGCGTCAGCCTGTCACCGGCGCTGGATGCGCCGCACCGGAAGCGTTGGACTCTGGGGCCGTGGATGGTCACATGCCAGACAAGCCGCTCCTCGTGCCCGCCGCCCACCTGGTGGCCGCACCGGGAACGCCCGCAGATAAACGGACGACCCCGCCCCACGATGGTCACGGAGTAGCCAAGCCGCGCCGCCAGCCGTTCAAAGAACGACAGCGTCAGGCCGGACTTCTGCACCAGGGCGGACCACAGGGCGCGCCGTCGTTCCCCCAGGGAGATGGCCGTGTTCTGGGTACAGGCGTCGGGCAGGCCCGCGAAGGTCTCCCACTCGCCCAGCAGTTCCAGCGCAGTGCGGGGGTCTGTCTCCTCGAACAGGTCGGCACTCCGCCGGTCCGCGCGGGCCATATCCTCGGCCAGTCCGCGCAGGGTTCGCGTCACCAGGGCGTCCGGCTCGCGCGGCCATGCGTCGCCCACCGGCAGCAGGGCCTGCAACTGGATCAGGTATTCGGCGGCGCTGGCCATCAGCTTTCACTCCAGGTCGTTCCGCCGTAGGTGGCGATGACCCCGGCAGCGTGCGCCACGTTGGCCGTGGGGTACAGCAGCACGTGGTCATACTCCCCGGCCGCCGTGGAGATGACTTCGCGCACGTGGCTGATGAGCAGGGTTCCGCCCGGCTCGGCTTCGCGCAGGACCAGTTCGCGCAGGGCGGCTTCGATGGCCAGCCGCACGCTGGCCTGCGCAGGGGCGAGGTCCGCGAGCTGGAAGACCAGCGGCGCGGGCGTGGGGGCGAACACCAGCGGCTCACAGCCGGGTGGGCAGCGGTCGGGGTGTTCCAGGTACGCCTGCACGGTGGCCACCATGTCCACGCCGGGGATTATGGTGCCCGGCGCGTTGTCACACACGAACGCCAGCCCCACCGTGCCGCGCCCCACGTAGCGGGGATAGGCCCATGCGCGGGTAACGGCGGACACCTGCAACGCCCAGGTCACCCAATCGTTGGTGGCACCACCCTGCGGCTGCTCCTGCACATAGGCCCGCAGCCTGGTCCGCAGCGCCTCCACCGTTTCCGCTTCCGTGCCGCCGGTCAGCCCGGCAGCGCCGATGGTTGCGGCAGACTGCACTCCGGACAGGGTGGTGGCCAGCCGCAACACCAGGCCAGCAGCGGTATTGCCCACCGTTCCCTCCACCACGGCCTCGACCTGGGCCACGGCACTACCACCGGCAATGGCCACGTCGGCCATGGTCTGGAACTCCGTGCCGTCGGTGCGTTGCAAAAGGGTCCCGGCGGGTATCGACGTGCCGGAGATACCGGTGAAGGTCACGGTGCCGCTGGCGGCTTCAGCCGCCTTGCGCGCCACGCCCCACCAGTTGGCCCAGCGCAGCAGGTGTTCCTCGTCGGCGGTGTCGGGCACCACCTGCGCGGCCAGATAGTCGAGATAGCCGTAAAGCCCGTGCTGGGTTCCGGCCACGGCCCGCGCCAGCACGGCCACGTCGGCGGCGGGCAGGCGGGCGTCCGCCCCTTCCATGCGGGTGTCGATGTCGCTTTCGATGCGCGCGACCAGCGCGGCAAGCGTCGGCCTGTTGAAGCTCACAGGGGCCTCCTGAAGATTTCGGTAACGCTGGTGCCGTCGGCCAGGGTGATGGAGATGGTCAGCACCAGCACCCCGGTGGCGTCCGCAGCCCAGCTGGCATCGACGCTGACGGAGGTAGCCCACCCGCCAGAGACCAGCCATTGCAGAGCTTCCTCCGCGTAACCGCGTGCGCGGCGCGCCGTTTCCGCCGTCTGCTTCTCGCGCGAGAGCAGCCACAACCGGCTGCCGGTGGTCCACGATGCGCCCGTCGGGGCCTGCGCCGGGGATACGATGTCGCCCCACCAGCCCCGCCTGGCGTTCAACCCCGCCGAACCGGCGGGCAACTCGTCGTCGGCCTTGGCTCGCGCGTCGGTGAACAGGCTGATCACGATGGCCCGGCGCAGGCCGCCGTCAGCGGCCAGCAGCCCGCGCTCCAACGGCGCTTCCAGGGTGTAGTCTTCGGCCATCTAGCCTCCCACCGGCGACCCGGTCGGGCCGCTTCCGCCGTTCTCTGGGTGCACGTGGGTACGCAACGACACACTGCCTGCCTGCACGTCCGCATCGCTGGTCACGTCGCCGGTGACATGTACTGCCCCCTCCATGCGCGACGAGCATGTGCCGCCGTCCACCCCCCGCGAAACATACGATGGGGAGTTTATCGCCACGCCTTCCGTGGCCGTTACCTCGTACCGCTTGGTGACCACGGCCACGTCTTCCTCGGCGGTGATCCGCGCGTGCAGGGTGGTCAGTTCGACAGTTCTCCCCCGCTTGAACACCAGCGAATCACCCTCGTCGGTGTACAGAGCTACCTCGCCGGGTTGCAGGCCCTGCAAGCGGAACATGCGGTCGCCCACGGCCACGATGACACCTGAAGACCGGTCGCCGCCCACGAACATCACGGCGGCCTCCATGCCCGGCAGCGGGCACGACGTGAACCCGTAGTGCTCGAACATCTCCACAGAGTCGCGCGCCTCGCCTTTCAGCAGGCCCACCTGGGCCGCCTGCACCCGCCGCGAGGAATCCACCAGGCGGACCACGGCACGGGCCACCATCAGACGCACCCGCTGGATCAGGGGGGCCGACATCCGATTAAAGTCGTCGCGGTTCATCAGTCGTCGTCTCCCGCGTCCCAGCCGCGCTTCTTCTTGGGCTTTTCCGGCTCTGCCAGCACGGCGAAGGCCGCCGCGCGCATCACAGTCAGTTCCGTCACCGTGCCCTCGCGCGAGGACTGCCGGAACTGCGCCTGGGTAACCACCCACAGGCCGGACAGTTCCACCAGTTCGTCCCGCAGCTCCACCGTCTGCCCAGGTCGCCACAACCCGCCCTGCGCGTTGCGCCACCCCGGCAGGGTGTAGACTGCCTGCCTGCCCCGCGCGGCGCGTGTCTTCGCCTCGTGCGCGGCGCGGCTGGCCAGCGAAGGCCCGCCGCTCTGCGTTTCCGCCACCAGCACCAAGGGGCGGTGCCGGGTTACACCGGGGTCCGTGGAGCTGCCGCTGGGGCTGGTGATGGTTTCCGCGTCGTCGTCGTCGTCCGGGTTTGCCCCACCGTCCGCATGGGCCACGGCACTGTAGTCCGAAAATCGATCCGCCATGCTCCGCACACCACGGCCTGTCAGCACGGTGTCGCCCGGCATGATGGTGGCCACCGGGCTGCCCTCGCTCACCGTGCCGATGACCAGCCCCCCCAGCCCGTCGGACCAGGCCATCAGGCCGCGCTGGCGCAGCAGCCGTTCCAGGGTGGCCGCCACGGTGTCACCGGGGTTGGTGGAAAAGCGGGGGAACGCGGTAGAGGCAGCACCCGCACGGGCCTGAACAGAAATGCCGAAAGGGGCGCACAGGTCCGCAGCGATGGCGGACAGGCTGCGCCCCTGCCAGTCCTTCACCGGGGCAGAACAGTCCACCAGGTCGCCCGCCTTGTCCCGCCCGGTGATGCTCGTCTCTCGGCGGGTGGCGTCATAGTCGGTGGTGACATCGTCCACGTAGCCGGTGACCACGGTTTCGCCATCGATGCGCACGACGCACGGTGCCCCTTCGGCCACGCCCAGGCGCACCCGGCTGCCCCCGCTGACCCACTCGTCGGTCAGCCGCACGTCGAAATCGCCAGACAGCCTGTCCAGGCCCAGGGTGATGGAAACATCCGTCCACCCCTCGTGAATCTGGCCGCCCGTATGCAGGGTCACCACATTGCTACTCATCGCGGACCACCTTCAGGGTGTTGCCGCCGGGCACGAATCCGGGGTGTCGGATGACGGGGTTGCGGGACAGCACGTCCGTTTCGCGTGCGGCGTTGCCGTAATAGGCATAAGCCACCACCAGGGCGGGCAGCGTCGCGCCGGGCGTCAGATCGTCCAGCCTGGCCAGGTCAGCGCCGCGCACGGTGATGTCGCGCACCACTGCGGTACGCAGGGCGTGCAGCGCCTCGTACAAGGGGTCCGACGCCGTGGCCATGGCCTCGTCCAGGTCGGCGGCCACCTGCTGGCGTACGGCAACGGCATCCTCGTACACCTCGAAATCCATGTCGGTGGTGGCGCGTGCGGCCTGAACCACGGCCAGCCCGGACGTCAGGTCGGACAGCGCCGCCTGGTTCACGGTCGCCTGCGAGGACGAGGAGGTGACCAGCGGGCGTTCAGGGGCCATGGTCGCCAGCTCGCGCGCTGCCGTGTAGCGGCTGTTGCCGCCGCTGCCGCCGGTGGAAACTCCCCCCACCAGGCTGCCGATGGTCGAGCGGATGCCGTCCGCCAGCGATCCGGGCTTGTCCATCAGAGCGGTGGACTGGCGGCGCAGGTTCAGCAGCGACCGGGCTGCGGCAGGAGTGCCCCATGAAACGGATCCTGCGCGGTCCATCCAGCCTTCCGCCTGTTCCAGCGCCTCGGACCGCACAAGGTCCGGCCAGATGACGCCGAACCGGTCGGCAAAGTCATCCACGTAGGCGTCTTCGGCATCATCGGCTGCGCCCGATGTCAGCGCCGCCGTGTCGATACGGCTGGTGTGCCCGCCGCCCTCGGTGTCTTCCACAAAATCCAGCCGCCACGCGACATAGCCGCCCATGTCCAGCCGTTCGGATGCGGAGAACTGGCGCACCCTCACGGTGTGCGAGAGGCCCCACGGGTCCACGTACTCGCCGGGGCCGTCCTTCTCCAGCGCCTCCAGCAGGCTGTTGCGCGGCCCCAGGTACTCCCGCCCGAACTGGAACGCCTCCACCGACAGTTGCCGGGCCTTGCGGCCCATGTCCTCGTTGGTGGGTTCGTCGCGCTTGGGGTACTCGTGCGTGGCCAGCCGACGACCGCCCGCGTAGTCGCGGTTGGCCACCTCGAACTTCACGCCCCGGAACGATGCCGGGCGCATGTCCTTGCGCCAGGTGCTTTCCGTCGCCATGGTCGCCCCCTGCCTAGTTCGCCCCGGCCATCATCGGGCCGGTGCGGGCGTTGATGGTGACGCCGGGGCTGTCGGATCGGGCCACCACGCTGGACCCGGCAGGCAGTCCGCGCACGGTCAGTTCGATGACATGGCGCAGCACGCCCTTGCCCTGGGCGTCGGCCTGCTGGGTGGCCCGCGCTGCCGTGGCCGCGCCGCGCTCCTCTGCCGCAGCGGCCCCTGCGCCCATGCGCGGCAGGAGCGCGCCGGGCTTTCCCGCACCAGCGGCGGA